GACGGTATAATATTTAAGCATGTTCGCGAGAGTGTTGGAATGGTAGACAAGCACGTTTGAGGTGCGTGTGGTTATGCCGTGTGGGTTCGAGTCCCATCTCTCGCACCATTGAGAAAAGTTCCGGTTATAACAAACCGGAACTTTTTCTTTGCGTTTTTTAGAACTTTTTAAGGTTATAAGGGAAACTCCGAATAAATCCTTAAATAAATTTTTATTTAGCTTTGCTGCATTTTGGACGCTATAAGCACCGTTTTAGTGCCCAAAATGGCAACAGAGTGGCAACGAAAAGCGGCCCCAAAACGGGGCCGCTTGCATTTATTCGGTCTGAACTTCGTCTCTCGTGGGCGCGTCATGGTGTTCTGTGCTACCCTCTGTATCACCCATAACGGCATGATCTCCTGCCGCCTCCACTAAATTTGCACTCGCTTTCAGCAGCTTAACCATCCATGCAGGGACGTTGGCACCCATCTTCACGGCATTTTCGAGGATGGAGCCTAACTCTGTAACAATGTACCACGCCAACACCAGAGGCATGATGATTCCGGGCCACTGGATACCGATAGGGATGTACTCAGCCACAAGCACCATGATCCAGTCGGAAATTGCGGAGGCTGCGACGACGATAATCATTCCGGCCTTGTGCCAGATGCCCTCTCTTGCGATGGAGCTACTCCAGTCTCCATCGTGGCAAGCGGCAAGGGTGCCGGTCAGATAGTCCAGCCCCATCACCAGAACCCACGCCAGAAGCATTACACCTTTCCACCCCAAGAACGCGCCAAGGGCAGTAAAGAAGGTTACGATTGCAGTTTTAACGGTCAGCATATTTTCGTTCATTTCTATAATCCTCCAGTTTTATTTTACATCCACGTGGACATACTGCCCCTCAATGATGTACGCATAATTTGTGCGGGGGTCTGCTTGGGCGCGAGCCAGCAGCGCAGCTCCAGAAACGCCCTCAATGAAGAAATCAAGAGCTTTGCCGCGCTTATGTCGGCTGTCCGGCGCGCTGTTCGGCTGATCTGTATTGTGCTGTTCACAGCGGATACCGCTGGACGGATGGGCCGGTCTGCCGAAGTCATGCCGGATATCGTCCACCAGCTCTACAAGGGTCTGGTCGGGTTCTACCGGGAAACCGTCGCAATACGGAGCGTGATACCTGCCACAACGACAGGCAAATTCCTCCCGCTTCCAGTACCGGATATGATCCCAGAATGTACCGGTGGTGCTAGGGACATTGCTATCCTCAGCAAAATCGCTTGTTGCTTGATCTTCGGAAACAAGCGGCTTTTCTCCGGTAGCGATCACGTCCAGAATCCGGGCCAGAGTGCCGTTACCAAAAATGCCGTCAACGGTAATCTGGTAGTCGCGCTGAAATGCTTCGGTGGCTTTCTGGGTCTGTTCTCCCCAAATATCGTCGATATCCTCATAGGGAAGATATTCCAAATAAGCCAGTAAGGTTTGCTTTTTCCATGTTTCCATTCAGAAATCCTCCAATAGCCCGCTTACATCGTGGTCGTAGTAATCGTCATACAGCCACCCACCCGGCGGGGTAGGAACTCGGAGACCATACATTGTTGTCGATGGTGGAGCGAAACGGTTCTCCGCCCTCCGTGCAGCAGTCGCCCGTCATGTAAGGGCTGGTGGAAATCGCCACGAAAGGTTGGGCCTTTTCGGGGTCTTGGCTCCAGACAAAGCCCCATTGAGCAGGCAGCTCTTCCGGTTCCTGCTTGTAGATCGTGCTGTCATAGGGCTGCAACAGCTTCACCACGCGACCTGCGCTGGATTTGCAGACGAAGCCCACAGGACGATCCAGCATATTCTTCTTTTTGACAGCTTCGGCGAAGCGAGGAATCCGATCATCCACAGCATTCAGCTCTGTGCCGGTCATAGCGGGAGCTTTTTCCTGCACTTCCTGAGCTGCCAGACGGCCCCGGTCGTATTCGCGTTTCAGGACTCTTTCTTTGCTGGTCATACGCTGTCCACCCCCTGCTGATATGCGGCATCCATTTCATCCCACACAGCAGACTCAGAGGGTGCAGGAGAGGGATTAAAACTGGATTCGCCGTCATATACTTTACCGGTGATGGATTCGTATTCCTCGGCGGTAATGCCTGTGCCGGGTTTCACTTCGTTCAGCTTTACCCAGCCTTTCAGAGCATCGTCGGTGATATAGCCCATCTGCCATTTGGATTTCAGGGATTCATATTTGGCACTCATACTGTTCTCCTTACATCATTGCAATAGCAAGCTCGATATCGCTGAGGGATTGCTGCACGCCCTGAATTGCCGGAGAAAGCATCATAGCATATTCTTCCTTCGTGTACTCCCTCTGCTCATAGACCCACTCGGTAATGGTTACAGGATCGCCGCCGCCCATTTCCATGGTACGGGTTTCCTGTCGGATGTTCCTGCGCTCATATACGGTGGATTCGCTGCTGGTGGTATCAATGACAGCAGGTTCCTCGACCCTGCTGTCGTGAACCGTCTTAAATTCGGTCATTTTAACATACTCCTCTCTGGGCAAGCATCGCCACTCTCCGCTTGCAGTAGTGGATAGAAACCTTTGGCTTGATGTACGTCAAATAATAGCCGTAGGCATTTGCGTGTTTGAACGCACCCACCCGGCTTACCATACTTGCAGAATCATGTCTCGTGTACCGCTTCTTCTTGTGGATATGGTTTGCCTTTGCCCGTGTTCGCTTCAAGACCGACTTCCGGATCGTTACTCGGTCTCGGTGGATCACGAAGCCAAGCGCATTTACCGCACGGCCCTTTGCCCTGCGATTCCACTGATTTTCCTCCTCCGGGGTCATTCCCTCCGGTTTGCGCTTCTTCTCGAATCGGTATACTTGCCAATCATCCTTCAACTGTAAGTGCAGACGTTCTTGCAGGAAATCCGCGATTCTCGACACCATGCGATGTAATTCCTTCTTGTTGCGGTGATAAATAAACAAGTTGTCCATATATCGCAGGTAGTGGTCAGGCTTCAATTCTTGAACGACAAAATTATCGAACTCCTCCAGATAGAAATTAGCCAGCCACGGTGATGTGTAGTAACCTTTCGCCAGACCGGGTGCATTCCCGTTGATTACGCTGAACAGAATTTTCAGAAAACGATTGTCTCTGATTCTGCGGTGCAGCTTTCTTTTGAGGATGTCCGTATCTACATTGTCATAGAACTGGCGGATATCGCCCTCGAAACAATAGAACCGCTTATTCCCATAATCATTTCGCCAGCGGGTCAGATTCTTTACGGCATCATGCGGCCCACGACCCGGCAACGAGCCATAGGTATATCGATAAAGCCGCGGTTCCACGATTGGACGGAGCTGACGGATCAGCATATGATGCACGATCTGTTCATCGTCCCACCGAGGCTTAATGATTACACGCACTTTCTTGTGAGAACCTTCCCGGAGCGTATGTTTTTCATGGGCAGGCGGTTTCCAATTTCCACTTGCGATTTTCTTGTGGATTTCCTTCGCCTTTCCGGTCTTATCTTCTAAAGCATTGATAACGACGCTTCGTTTCGTTTTGTGTCTCGCCGCTTCTTCGATGGAGGCTTCGATTTCCCCAATCTCCATCATGCGGTCATATAAGCCATTAAAGCTTTTCAAGAGGTAATGCCCCTTTCTTATCCCCTCCACGGCGTTGAGAGGAGCTTTTGCCCCTCTTACTAGCCGTGCCTCTTAGCAGGTTAATTTTCAGCATGGGCTGCGGAAATAAGCTCACATTGTTGGAATATAATAACTGCTTTCGCAGATATTCCGTAAAACGAAAGGGCTAAGATAGCGACGCGCCGATGTTCCACCTCGCATTACCAGCCGTGTTGTTGACGTTCAGATAGCGCCCGCATTTCGAGCCGTTGTCGCAGTTGCCGCCGACAATCGGGACGCAGGGCCGACCAAGGCAGGAAAGGCACGGAGTCGTGAGACATATTCCCAGAGATTACAAGTAATTTTCGGGCTTCGCCCGAGCGGGGGATAAATCCCCCGGACCCCCTGTTAAGAGGGATTATTTAAGAAGAGCGACGCGCCGACGGCCCACCCCGCAAAACCAGC